GCGGTAGTTGTAAGGGCTGTATCTCTAATTGCAGTAGTAAATCTTAAACTTCCAGCATCAGCATCAATATCTTCTGTAGCATTAGCCCAAGTTTTACCAGTTCCATCTGTCGCCCCACCAGCTACAGCTATAAACACGCCTCCAGATGGGATTGTAATTGACCCAGTTGTAAGAGGGTCAGTTGCGTCCATATCTGTTGAACCATCATTACCACTAGAAGAATATTTAACTCCCAAAACTCTATAAACAGCTATGTGATTTTGAAGATTTGTTGGGTTTGTGGCTGAATAGGTAACTTTGATTGTGGCTGTTGTACCAGTGGGAACCTTGAGATAGTAGAGTTGAGAGTAGACTGCACCAAGGTTGCCACCTGAAGCAGCAGTCATAGCCACATCGCCTGAACCGTAATCTATAGTACACCCACTTGGAGTTGATGAGGCTAATTCGGTGGCTACAGCCACTACAACAATACGGTTAAGAGCAGCAACCCCAATAGATACGCTAGAATATGTAGCCACATTAGATGTAGCTGTTACTCCAGCTGGATTAGCGGTTTGAACTATTGAAGCCATAATTCAATTATGACCTGTAAAAAAAGAAAAGGGAATTAGTCAACATCAATATTCCAAGTAACTTGAAGTGAATCTCCGTTAACAACATTGATTGCACTAAATACTTGACGACAAAGCAATACTCCATTTGAAGAAGCATTTAATACCCCAGACTCAGTAACAGCCTTTGTGCCTGTAACTGTGTAAGTTAAAACAAGTGTAGCCGTATCATTAGTTGTGTCTGTGGTAGTCCTAGAAGCTGTAGCTGCAGCTCTTTGTAAACCAGAATCGGTTATTTCAGTTTCAAGAGTAGTATCGGCAATGTTGGCTGCTGTAGTTCCAGTTCCAACTGCAATATATGTAAAAGCGGCTTCTCCACCTGAACCATTAATACGAGAGGCAGCCCCAGCTTTTCCAGCTGTAGTGGTAAGATTAGAAATAGTAAGGGAGTGTGTCCAATAGCCAAAAAGCTTATTTTTAGTATAGGCAGAAATTAGTCCGTATTTTCTTAAAAAAGAACCTAATTTATTATATCCAAAAAGAGGCTTGAGATTACCGTCCTTATCTCTAAGTTCATAATTAACATTTTCTTTAATACTGTATCTGGCACGTGAACCAAAAAATTTCATTTTATTTCTATTCCTTCTAATTTATTTATGGTCTTATTAATTTGATTATCAACTTTTAATTTCTCTTTTTCAACTACCGCACTAGCTTGTTCAGTATTTAAATTATTAACATACTTCTTAAGTTCAGACTTAATTTGTTTATCAGTAGAATCTAAGCTAAATCCCAAGAACCTAACTTCATCTATCTTGTTTTCTTCGTCAACTAAATTAATAGCACAACGAAGTTCTTGTCTGCCATCTGTATAAGTTACTGTCTTGATTGACTGTATTGTTAGTATATACATAAATTCACTATAACAAATTATTTAAAAAGTTTCTTATTTTTATTTCATCCTCATCATAATTTACGACCTCTTTAAATCTCTTTTGTAATTCTTTACCCATAGCCATATTTTTTTCTGGTTCAGTAAATTCCCTAATCATTTTAATATTGTCTTCTATATTTCTCTTGTCAAGGTCAATACAGGTTACCCCGTCCTCATATAGGGCTAAGATACTTGGGTCTGCTAAGGCATAATCTTCATTAAGAGAACCTTTCAAAATCAAAGGTCTACCGGATGAACACCAATTCATAAAATTATGTCCAAATCCCCCAAACGGTTTTACATACCAGCCAAAAGTAGCTTCTTGCATTAAAGGTGCAATACCATGAGCGCCAGATACAGAACCATCTGGGCAACCAGCGCCAAAAGCTTTCATTTCAAATTCTGGTAAATTAAGAAAATATTCATCCCAAATTTCTGGATAAGGTAACAAATTTACGAAGCTATATATCCTTTTCTTTTGTGGATAAGTTGGTGGATAACTAAAAAATATTGGGTCAATTTCTTGGTGGTAATAAACGGTGTTTTGATTAGGAGAACTACTAAACGGAATTGTGTGCATAACATTTTTATAAGGAGTTGTTTGACCAATATTCCCCATCTGAACAATGTGTTTAGCTTTAGGCATAAATTCTCTAATTAATTGTGAATAGGTTTCATCGTGAGCTGGAACACTAGATATTACTATATCAAACTGCATCTGTTTAAACTTCTCAAAAGTAATACATTTAATCCAGTCATTGTGTGATGGGTCAAAGACGTGGTAAATATCATCTTCTAATTTATAATTTCCATTGATTGATTTATATTGGTCAAAGACCGTATCAGTTGTACTTAGATACTGATTAATTGTATCTTGTGCGTTTCCATAAGGTTCTGCAATTCTCCAGAAACCAGAGGTAAACCAGTCTAGTCCGATTGGAAAATATATCTCATGACCTAATCTGTTTTCGAAAAGAAGTTTAAGACTGTAGGTTAAATCCCCGTGGTGTCTATCACAAAAGACTTTCAAAGAATTCCTCCCATTGTTTACGGATATTCTGCTTCCCAAACAACTCAATTGCTGTTTTTCTACCCTCAGCAGATATTCTTTTAGCCAACTCATCGTCTTCAAGTAATTGTTTCACGTAGCTACGAAGTTCATTAATATTGTCGGAGCAGAATCCATTTACTCCATTTTCAATAATATTCGGCACTTCATACGTATCTTGGTCGTGTTTAAACATCGAGTTTCCAGTTTCTTCTCCCAAAGCTACAATTGGAATTCCAGTCATAAAAGCTTCAATAAAACCAAGAGTATAGGAAGCTGGTTGTGTGCCCGTATAGAAAAATACCCGATTATCTCTAAGCATTTGTTTCAAGTCTTCATATTCAAGCTGACCACCCCACAAATCCCCAAGCGGTTCATTATCTGCACCATAAACCTTACGAGGAAAGTCTTTGGTTACTTCATCAAAAATATCAAAATTACAAAAAATACCACGTTGTTTAATGCTTTGACCTAAAGTAATAACCTCTTTCTTGTTTCCATTCCAATTGCCTAATTCATTCTCATCCTCATAGAATCTAATCATGGCATCACCGCCCATATTGATTGGCAGTTCGCCCTCAGCTGGGGAATAACGGACTATCTTCATTCCTTGTTCTCGATAGGGCATTAATTGATTTTCAATGAAGCTGGTTGATTGTCCAATAGAGCGCCAAATAACAGGCTTGTGTTTAATATTTTCCCAATTGAGAGTTACCCAACCAGGTACGTGCATAATCATTATTGCATCAGCCCAATCTACAAGTTCTTTATGGAGAGCTTCTTTTGGAAATTGCATCGCTACTTGTATTAAGTGTTCGTGATATTGAGCCTCCATAATTGGAGGTCGTTTCTTGTCAGCTGGAGCGTGAGGATTCATATAAGCACCAGAAGGAGAGAACACGTCATGACCCATTTCTGTAAATAACCTAATTTCCTGTTCTTCAAGAACGCTATGACAGCTCAAATATAAAATCCTCACTTGCACCACAACGACTGTTGTCCTCCAAGTAATTCTGTATAACCTTTTTCTTTAAGATATTCCTTAGTTAATCGAGTCTTTCCACCATTCTCAAAATCATTGTCATCTAAAAGAATAATACTACCTTTAGACAAAAGTACTTCAGCAGCCTTAAATTCCCTTAAGTTGTGTTCCTGAGCCTCAGTTGCATCGCCAGTTATTGGTGTATCTAACGAGTCTAAATAAAGTAAGTCAATCCACTTGTCATAATTCTTAAGAAAATTTACCGAGTCGTCAATATAATAATCAATCATATCTTTATATTGAGTGGTAACCAATTTACAGACAGCTATATTCTCAGGAGAAATATCTACGGTTGAAATATGACCACCTAATCTTTTACAGAACTCTCCAAAGATAACAGTTGAATATCCTGCACCATAATCGTTTTCTTGTCTAATACAGCCAGTTTCAACGATATTATGTGTAGCTCTTTCGTTTAATAGCTGAAGAGCCTTCTTGAATGTTTTAGCTCTGCCAGCAGATTTTTCTGCAAACATTAAATCAAACCAATCTAAATCATTATTCATATCCAAAATTCTTAACTAATATATCAAGCATTTCCGTGGCACATAAATCCCAGTTCCATTCTCTAGCCATCCACATACTTGCTTGCTTACCCTTAATCATAGCCTCTTCCCAGTTTTCATAGCAATATCTCATGTAATACATTAATTCTTGGATATCAATTCTGGCTTGAAATCCAGGCTGGCTCTTGTCGTTTCTACCGTCTGGAATATCTATGGCGACAGGAGTCAATGAGTAGTTATATTTATCGTCACAAATATCAGCTAAACCACTCCAATTAGTCATAATCACAGGTAACCCAGTACTCATAGCTTCTCGTGGGGGCATACCAGCACCCTCAGCTCTTGAAGGAAAAACAAAACAGTCTAAGTCGTGGTAGAAGGCAAGCATCTCTTCATCAGTCCATCTTTCGTCAATTATCTTTATCCTAGTATCAAACGGAGCGTCAAATCCAAAGGTGTCATTACCATTTTTAATTATTAACTCGACTGGTTCTTCTGGTGAAAATTCTGAAGTAAAAGCTATGGCTAATTCTTTCCAGTTTTTTCTGTCATCCATCCAACCACAGATACCAAACTTAAAAGTGTTTTTGCGAACCCTTTCTTTAAAAGGATATTGTTCTGGGCTTACGCCTTGTTTAATTTTAAATATTTTCGTTCTTAAGCCGCTCTCTTTAAAAACATTTATTAAATATTCAGAAGGAACAAATATTCCATCCATCCCGTTACAAATATCTATCCAATCTTGACCAACCCTGGTATTTTCAACCATGGTATAGCCTATACGAACGTCTGAGTGATTTTCTGCAAAGAACGGTGGAGGAGTTTTAATTATTCCAACCTTCCCTTTTTGAAAAGGTTTTTCGTAAATTAACTCTCTAATGTCAGGTCTAATTATTTTGTATTCTGGAATACTTGAATTTGCTTCTGGTCGTTGCCATCCCCAAAAAACCTTACCGTCTGTTTGTCTATTTAAAGCTGCAGCATACTCTTGAGCAACCTTACCATAACCAGAAAAAGGTGTACTAAAGCCGTAGAAATTAAGATTCTGGTTGAACTTCATCTATTACAACCTCAGCCTTACTCATATAGCCAATATTTTTAAGCATCGACCAAACATTAAAGGTTAGAGATACAGGTTCTTCAACTGGTATCCAAGTTACTTGTTGATTTATATCAGCTCTAATACATGGCTTTCTAGTGATTGGGTCAGTCCCAGATGCAAGACTTTTAGGAAAAATAAATTTCCTTTGACCCAAAACAGAAGATTCTCTAAGAATCGGTTTGTATGATTTTTTCATAATATTAGTAATTACCGCCTCTAGGTAATGGCTGGAGGCGAACCCCATCTTAACTGAGTTAAAGAGTGTTAAGAAACTCCGAAACTTAACGAGCTGATTCCAGTCTTCGCATATAAGTCTGTTGTAAAATAACAGCTTTCAAATATGCTTTCCAGGTCATCGACGTTTTAACTTTGTATTCGTCACCATGTCCACCAGGAGGTGTAATTGTAACGTCAAAGTCACCAGGAAGTAGTCTTGCAATTCCGTAAGCACCCTCACCAAGAATGATTGATTGTTCAACGGCTGTAACCGAAGAGTTCGAACCAGAGTTGGAGATTGAAGGAGCTGTAGAAGTAACTATAAACCTTACGCCATCAACTGTAACTAGCTCACCAGTAAACATTGTAGAGTCTTTTGCAAGATATCTAATCTGTTCACGGAAAGCAGAATCTTTCATCAGGGTCGTTTTAATACGAGGTGAAATGATTGCTACGTAGTTATCTCCAATTTTAGGAGCATCGACTAATTCAAGAGCCTGTACGGAAGCAAGAATGTCATCCATATCAATTTGGTCGTTGTTAAGCAAAGCGTTGCGTGAAGCTTTAGCGTTTGCGTAGTCAACTGAAGTACCAGCGATAAGCACGTTGCGTACTTTTTCGTTGATAGTTTCACCAGCATTTTGACCAAGAAGTTTCTTGTACTCCATAGGGAGGTCTAAGAAAGATGTCTCTTTAAGTGCTTCTACTACCTGAATACCGTTACCCCACAACTCAAGAGTTGCTGTGACAGTAGATTCAGTAATGGTTTCTGGAGTGAAAGTTGGGGAGTCAGCTAAAACTGACGAAGGGATAGCCAACTTGTCAAACTTTAACCAACTAGCGGTCTGACCTTTTCTTCGTAACACCAAATCTGGCGCACCAAATTGTGGATACACAAGTTTTGGTTTAGCAAATTCAAGAGTCTTTCGAACATTGTAGACCTCTATTGTATTAGCACCTGTAGTTCTGTCCATTGTTGCCATAATTCTTTTTCACCTCCCTTCAAGAAGTTATTTTGTTTGTACTTTTTGTCTACTCTTCTCAACTTTCTTTTCAAGTTCTTCAAGCGGCATAGTCCAGTCATCCTGGTTGTCTGCTTGATTAGAAGAGTCTTCAGTGTCCCCCGCATTAGGATTAACTTCTGCTGGGTTAACTTGCGGTGCTTGCGCACCTAATTGTTCAACCCTACGAGCCATAAATACATCAATTTCCCTGATTGCTGCTTCAACATCTCCAGTTCTAAAAGTATCTGGGGAAGTAAAAGCCCAAGGATTTTTTCTAATTAATGCAAGTTCAGCTGCTGGTAGTGCTGGTAAACCAGCTGAATTACCGTCAACATACAGGTCAAAAACATCTTCTAATTGTCTTCGTAGTTGACCATCTGCTGCTGCAAGCTGTGTGCCGTACTGCTGTGCAATTTGTTCTTCCTGACTCGGTTGAATTGGTTGCCCAGTTTCTGGGTCAAACTTTGGCTTGTTGGATTGATTGGATGAACGCTTGGCTTCAACTAAGGCTTGATTTAGTCTTTTAACTTCCTCTCTTAGTACAGCTTCCTGACTCGGTTGCTGACCAGACGTACCCACGGGATTTGAGCTAGGCTGTCCTGACATATCTCCCTGTGCAGCTGAATCGCCACTAGCAGGAATACCAGAATCCGCTCCACCTACATTTGAGTCGTTTTCGTTTTCCATTTATTTTTTAACACCTCCTTTCAAGGTGTAAATTATTTTAAATAATACTACTAAGCTTAGAATAGAGTAAATATTCATCTTGTGTCAATTACTGATACATTCCTTTCAATTCTTGTATGTAACGAAGTTTATCCGAATCAGACATATTTGGGTCATCTTCAATCTTTTTAATTTCGTTTTTAATGTCATAACGAGTATATTTTTTATTATCATCTATGGTTTTCCTTAGTCTCCTTGGGTCAATTTTTGTAGTCCTTAAACCAAAAGCATCAACAATTGCTTGGGTCTTACTCCTGGTCCTTCCAGAAGAGTCATCTTGACCAGCAAAAGCTGGAAACACTCTATTCTTTGCAATATCAAGGGCTGCTGGTGAAACCATTTTTAAAGCACTACCAATTCTTTCTTTAGTATTAAGTTCATTAATATTAGAATCAAATACTTTTTGTTGAGTATAAGGGTCGTAGCCAGTTAATTGTTTCATCCCTTCAGAAATTAATGGGTTTATACCCAAACCAAAAGGCAATTGCCCACGGTCATTAATACCAATTTGCGTAAAATTCCCAAAAGGATAAATATACGAAGGGTCAAAATATCTATCTCTACCTTGAGCATCTTTCCCAGGGAGTCTAATTTGTCCTTTAAGATATTCTGGTCTATCATTTTGACCAACGCCACCATCGCCAGAAAGAGATTCTACTGCATCTTTAAATCTTGGGTATTTAGCTAATCTACTAGGGTTTTGAACTGCGGTTTTAGCGACAAATGGTGCAACCTGTCTAGTAAATGAATAAAACGGGATAGCTCTGGAAACCAAACTTCTTTCCGCCTCACTAATCCTGTATGGAGAGAAAATAGCTTCTTCTGTTTTATCAACAGCCTGTTTAACAAGGGTTTTATCCTTAAGAGCTTTATCTACACTAATACCTTTTTCTTTGGCAATCTTTTCAATCCAAGTTCTAAAAACACTTAATTTAGCTGTATCCTCTGAAAACGATTGAGCGCCACGAGCGGTATCTTGAACTTTACCTAAAACCTTTTTTATTCCACTTTTCTTACCAAAACCAGCATTTTGAAGTAAATCATTAACCCCATAAAAGAAAGAATTGTTTTTAACCAGCCCTGATTTTTTAGCGGCGTCCATAAATTTTTGCTCACCACGCCCTGTATAATTTTTAACAGATTTTATATAGTCCCTACTCGTCCTGTATAAGCCTTTACCAGTACTCATATCAGCCAATATTTGGTTAGAAATAGTATTTCTTACATGATAGGCTGGATTATAAATAGTTTTTGCTGGCTTCCAGTATTTAAGAAATTTATCAAAAGCTTTACCAATAAAACCAGGATTAGCTTTTTCGTTATATCTATTAATGTAATCAACAACCTCATCAGGCAAAGCCATACCTTTAAATTTTTTAGCTACAGATTGATTTTTAATTCCACGATAAGAAGTCATGCTTAAATCCGATGCTTTTTTCCCTTTAGGAATCCTTTGACCTAATTCAGAAGCTAATTTTTGATAAAGTTTAGCTGTTTCAACATCTCTAATTTCTGTTCCAAGACCTTTAAATAATGCTGGAGCAAATTCTTGGATATAACCTTCAGCACCTTTTCGTTGCTTGAAAAATCTTCCACTAATAGCTGGTACATCACGAGACTTGGTAACTTTTGCTAATTTATTTCCACTATCCCAAATTCTTGTCATATAAGTATTTTTGTTCTTAGCAAATGCCTCTGCGCTTAAAAGTCCAGTATCAACCGCCTCTTTACCAACCCGAAGAGTTAATTGTCTGGCTTTTGCAACAATTGGAGCTAAATCCTTTGTAGTCTTAATGGTTCCTTCCAATGCTTTACCAACTAATACTTGTTGTTCTGGTGTCAGATTCTTAGATAAAGCCTTTATGTCGTTATACAAACCGCTTACACGTATCTCTGTAGTACGTTTAGCGTCAGTAATAAAACGCCCAGCAGTAGGGTTTCTAAAATATGGGGCAACCTGCTCAACTGTTTTGTATATAGCTGGAGTAGTTCTGGCTTTATTAAGCACAATATTTCCAGCCTTAGAAACCTTATCTGTACCTGGAATAAATTTAGATACCTTATTAAGCTTGCCTAAATTTGCGCCTGGAATTAACAAACTTGTTCCAAAATTAAACCCTGTTTGGGCAGCTTCGTTTTCAATCCCATAGGTTTTAGCTAAATTAAAATCCCCCTCATTATTACTAAGACCTGTTCTTGTTTGAACGCCAGGCATAACATTTTCAGCACCAGCCTTTATTTTTTCAAGATAGGCTTTTGGATTTGATAAATTAGAAAAAATGTTTTCATTTTTAACAATATCAAAATAATTATTTAATTTTCCTGGAGACTGTTCTTTTGCTTTATTTATATATCCCTTACCAAATGAAGCCCCAACATACTCAGGCAATCTTAATACATCAAAGGCTCTTTCCATTAAATTACCAGTAAAAATCTTACCTTTATCATTCTGATTAACATTAGGCTGACTAGCAGGAGGAAGTTGTGGGGTGGAATATGAAGCTACAGGCTTTTGAGTATAAGTAGAAGTGGGTGTTGGGGTAGGCGTAGTTCTAGCAACGGGCTTAAGCTGTGAAAAATCTGGCTTATTAGGGGTCAGATTAGGAAGAATCGAACCTCCTCTTTGGTAAAAACTACTTTTAAATACTGCCATTACTTAAATATACTCCCCCATAACTTTTTAACATTATTTGCAGCTCCAGCAGCAGATGAGCCAATGGCACTGCCAACATTTTTAATTGTTTGTTTAAGTGGCTCTGGATTTTGAACATTCTTCTTAATTTCGTTATACAGCACAACTGGCGGTAATGAATTGATTGCAGCCTTAGCCACATTTTGTACCACAGGTTTAACAGTTGTCTTGGCAAAATTCTGAGTAGCCATTCCAATATTTTTAGCAAAATCATCTCTTTGACTTGAATTAGTTGGAGACATAAAAGATTTAAAATTTTCAACGATATTTGGAGCTTTAGCCACGACAGGTGCTATAACCCTACCAACAGCCTCAACTGGGGTTACAGTTGGAAGTGGTTTGGCTAAGTCATTATCAGAATAGTATTTTGGTGTTGGGGTAGGAGACACAACCCTACCAACAGTTTGTGGTTGAACCGCATTTACAGCAGTAGCCCTTGGAGATATTGAATTATTTAAATTGTTTCTAAATTCAGGAGTCCCAGTTACTAACTGAACATAATTAGGGTTACTGGCATAACCAGCTTTTTTCATTTCTTCAACCATCTTTTGGGGATTACCTTTAGCAGCCACAACACCCGAATACCTTGGGTCAGTAGTTAGAAGCTTAGCAAAAGCCCTAACACCATCTAAGGCTGTTGGATAACTAAAGGCATTATCTGGATTACTATCATAAGCACCAATATTAAAAAAGTTATTTCTTGAAGCATAACCTGTAGGGGTTCTACCTTCACCAGTATTTGTTTCTGCGGCTGCAACTCCTCTAATAACTGATTCTGGAATCCCTGATTCTAAAGCTATCAATTTAACGGACTCATCAAAACTATTTGGGTTAATTGACTTTGACTCCATTCTTCCACTAGGCTGATTAAAGTCTGATGGATTAGCCTCAGAAGCTTGAACATCTTTTGGCTTATCAAATAGCCCAAGAAAAGACTTGGCGGCTGAATATGGAACAAAGACTGCACCAGCAGCAATTTCAAAAGGATTTAAGGGTTTCTTCTGACTTAGCTTTGAAGCACCCTCAACAAAACCTTGACCAACAGGATTATTATAAACAGCATTTCCTATATTAATTATTGCTTTTTCTAATGGATTTTCATTCTTTGGGCGATTGCCAATTCCTTGATTTGCTACTTCATCGCCAACATAAGGTCTAGTGTTTGCAGACATAGCCCTAGAAACAATACTTGTCTTTGGAACTTCTGTGCCATCTGCTAATTTAGTATTAGGATTATATCTAAACACAACCTCACTTGGTTTACCGTTATACTCTCCAACAACTAAATTCCTTGGAGTTCCATCTTTATAAACACTATTTTTTGTACCAATCAAATCTTTAATATAACTATCAGTAACTGGTTGTCTTATTTGTGTACCATCAGGAGCCACGGTTTCTAAATATTTAATATCTTTTTGTTCTCCACTAGCATTAAAGTAATAAGGCTTAATTTTGCCCTCATAAGCATCTTCGGGTGAGGCAGCGACAGTTTGACCAAGAGCATCAAGCTTCTTAGGAAATTTAATTTCAGCATAAACATTTCCGTCTTTAACATATTTATTATTAAAAGTTCCATTAATTTTATCCTCAGAAACATCTTTAATCATTAAATCACCACGACTTTTTGCACTAGAAGTAATATTATCTATTTCTCCATTTTCTGATACACGAATTACCTCATAATTATCAGCAATCTGCTGAACTGCTTGACTCACAATATTATCCACATTAGCCTGGTCTGTTTCATTCCCAACAGCTCCAGTTATTTGATTATAAATTCGATAAGCGCCAGTCTGCCCAAATTTTTGTTGAGCCTCATTAATTAAATCGGTAGCCTTGTCATCTTCTCCATATTGGCTATATCCATCAGCATAACTTAAATTAAGCTGAACCTTAGCTGCAACTAATTTGGCTGATTCAAAAATATAATCATATTTAGATATTTTTCCAGTTCTTAAATCATACTCAAGATTATTTTCTTCATCAGCTAAAGCCGCCTTTTCTTTGGCAAACTGTTTATTAAAACCAGACTTAGCCGCACTAGCTTGAAGCTCTTGTATCCTTTGAATAGTAGTATTAACTCCATCTTCAGCAAGAGCAATTGAGTTATCAATACCAGCAATTGAATCAGCCAGGTTATTACGTGCAATTATTAACGAAGTTTTTTGGTCGCCCTCAGCTTGAGCAATAGCCTGGTCATAGGCTCCAATCATCGTTAAACTATCCTGTTTTTGCCCATATAATCTTTCAATAGTTTTTTGACTTCTGTCCAAACTTTTTAAAGCATTTCGAACAGCGGGACTAGACCCTACAGAACCAGAAGCTACGCTATCAGAATTACCCGATACGTTAGCTTCTGGTGAACCTGTAGAAAGAGAGGTGTTTAAGTTCTCCCCACCGTCAGCAGACGGAATTCCTCTACCTAAAGTGGGCGTTTCAGAAACGGACAAACGAGCAGAAGTAATAAAATCATTAATACTTGCTCTCTTAGCAGAATTCATCGTATTTTGTTTTTGAATAGCTAGCGTTTGGGCTTGTGTTTCATCGCCGTCAATTCGTGCTTGCTGTTCAAGCTTGTCATAAAGTTGAGCTTTTTCATAAAGATTTTCGCTAGTATCTGGTAATTGAGATATTCTTAAAAGTTCAGCATTTCTAAATTTAGTTCTTTCTTCTCTTTCAAATTTGTCTTGAAGAGATTGCACTCTTTGAGACTGCTGTTGAAAAGCCACAGAGTCCGTCTGAGGAATTTGATTAAGTTTATTTTTTTCATATTCAAGAACTTGTCTCGTACTTATTTCTCCTGATTTATAAGCAGTATCAACCTTTGAATCAGTAAGTTTTCTATCTACCTCTAAAACCTTTTCCCTTAAAGTAACTTGCTGGGCTGGAGTTAAATATACTCTTTGTAATCTGGTATTAAGATGAGATTTGTAAGCTTCAGCAGAAATTTGCCCAGCCTCATACTGGTTATCAACAACAGCGTCCTCAGCAGATAATTGTTTTCTAACAAAAGAACTTGAATCACTACTGCCAGCAGCTGTCCCTAAAAATCTTGGTCTGGCTAAGCTTTTATATCGGCTTGTACTAAATAGACTTGCCATCTTACACCCCGTTCTGAGCGTTTATGTTCTGGCTTGTTTGGGCAATTGCTCCTTGTGGAGTAGCGGTCTGACCACTTGAACTGCCAAGAGTAGAAGAAACTCCTCTTCTTTCTCCGCCATTTTGTTCAGGCGTAAGAATTGGCGCATTAGACTTTGGAGTGCCAGTGCTAGCAGCTTGAGCCGCAGAAATATCCATACCTTGTGCAGCCGCTTCTTGCTGAACCTTCTGGGCATCAAGTTGAAGCTTAACTGCTCCTGGAGTAAATTGATTAAACTTTTGTAAAAGCCCCATAAGCTCCGCATCTTGAGACTCTTTTTTCATCTTCTTAATTTCTTCAGAAGGATTCTTGTAGCCAGCCTCAGAAAGATAGGTGCTTAAGGAAATTGCTCCACGGTCACGCATTGTTGAGGCATCAACAACTTTATCTGACCTAGAAAGTGGAAGAATATTATCCCAATCAAATTCAACTTTTCTAATAATTTTCGTTCCATTTGTATATCCAGTGTCTTCATCAAACAAACTCTCAGTCATTATCAACGAATATTCTGGAAAATATTCAATCATATATTCTTGAATAGTCTTAATTAAATCTTCCATGACCACTTCCCAAGCATTTCTAAGCTCAGTCACAATATCAATAATTGGCTGATATTGAATTGCCGCAACCCTACCTGTATATGGAGCCGTACCAGCAGCAAGGGCAATCTTTGGTAATCCAATATTAAACATGTGTTCAACAACACGATTAATGTAAGTTTCAGTAGGAATATTATTTACTGACTGAATAAGAGGTTTAAAATCAGAATTTTCACCATTGATAAAAATAACCTGACCACTACCAGTCGTAATATCTTTTTCGTCAAAATCAGCAACATTAATTGCTAAGAATTTAATATTTGCTCCAATACGAACCATATCTCCTTCTTCAGAAGTTCGGTCATTAAGTTCAACTTGCGGGTCAATTAAGTCATCAATAAAGGATTTAGACCAAGGCTTACCAGCCACCTCAAAAGAATGACCAACAAATTTTGGCACTCTCTTATAATCAGTGATAATAAACTGTTTACACTCTTTGTTTATAAAAATTATATTTAAGATTTTTACCTTGCCGTTGATAACATGATATCCCCAGTAATCTTCAACTAAGCCTTTTTTAGTTTTACCTTTACCATCTGGAATTTCTACGTTTGAAGAGGTTTGCTCTATCTGCATACCATAGGCGTCATTATGAGAAGAATAGGTTGTTTCTGCTTTCCCTGTTCCCCAAGGCTCAGCCTCGTAAGCAAACTCTCGCATAATCTTCTGAAGTGACCATTCATCGCAATAGGCAATACCAGAAAAACTTGAACCAGAAGCATCATCCCAAACTACCTTAAGCTTGGTCATATCCTCAGAAGAAGTAATCTTGATTTCTTTTTTGTTATTCTCATTGGATTTAATTACCCGACAATCTAAGGAAAAATCACCATCTCTTACTTGATTATTTGCACATCTCTTAAAAATAACTTTAAAGAATTTATTATCACTTAAAATTTCACGAATCTTTTCTTCTACAGCCTCAGCTCTTAAGGTTTCAATCTCGTTTGATTCATCAGTAGGTTTAATTTTAATTTGTGGAGCATTGTTGGTTAGAGCATTCTCTAGCTTTCTACAAAACTTAAAGACGTAGTTAAAAACAGCTTTGATGTGACCATCTTGCTGACTAGCATTTAAACCCTTAACATTTGTCCACCTAGAATGACGACCCTCGTAAAAATCCTTACGCTTGTCAATTACAGTTTTTCTGTTTTCAACTTCAACATCAAGATTTGAAAGGCTTTCTTTAACCTGTTCAACAATTTTTTCACGCTCTTTTTCCGAGATGTCTTTGTCAATGATAAAAGTCCCTTTGTTTTTTAGTGCCATATATTGCTATATTACCCCATCTGTGCTAATTAGTGTCAATGATTATCTGGTCATTCCGCCGTAGATATTAAAACTAGAAACCCTAGTCGTCCCAGTTTTAGCAATTCTACTCTCGATAAAGTGAAGCCCCATCATAAACGACATAAACTGGTCAGTCTTTAATACTTTGTCATCTAAAGCGGCATTCTCTAGTTGCCTTCTAAGACCAACAAGTTGTGGTGAGGCTTTAACAAAACCCCAGTCTGTATTTAAATCAACAATCTCTCCCTTTTCCCCAACTCTTACCTTTCTTCCACGAGACAAAACCTCTTTTACCTTACCCATTCCCTCAGCTTTGACATCGGCTGCACCTCTACCACGAGGTGGAAATGGATAAATTACTCCCAAATCTGAAAAGGCTTGTTCAGCATTCTTGCCTCCAAGTGAGGCTGCATCATAAACGAAATAACATTTCTTAGGCGAAGCTGTTTTGAACTTTAAAAAATCTTGTTTAATAACTTCATACTGCAAAGACAAGGGCATAATTTTTCCTTTCCAGAAACGGTGGTAAACAACCCTGTGAGGTAGAGGAATATTAATTCCTTCTTTGTTCTGATATTTACGATTGAATTCAATAGCCGTACAAGAAGTTTCATCCTCTGACGCAGCCACATCCACAGCAAAAACATAAAAACCGTCAACGTGTGGGGTTAAAGAAAAACCAGAGATGGGGTCATAGGGGATATCGGTATTAAACATTTGCCTCACTTCGTCAAACTCGTAGAGGTGTTTACCGTAGTCGACATATTGACCGTAAATAATCTGCTTTCTAAGCTCAGGGTCAGCCGTAGATTCAATCAATTTAATATGCTCTTTAGGCATAAAGGTATTGGTGTAGACAGAGGAATACTCAGGATTGGTTGAAAAAGACAAAACGAAGTAGGTAGCATTTTCTTTGTTTTGGTGCATATCCTCTTCCCCAAGAGCAGCAATTTCCTCGTATTCAACTCCTTTGGGCTGAGAAGTACCAACAAGATGAATAGAGCCTTGGAAGAAAGCAGTTCTAGGCATAAGAGTTCCGTTTAAAAACAAGTGTAATTCGGGGATATCCCCACACTCATCTCCAGAAACAAAAGCAAGCCTAAGTCTTTTAAAGGATTCACCTAGTCCGTCATACGAACGAATCAGGGTTTCTGAATTGTTAAACCATTTTATCCTCGGCAGCTTCGGCGCTTCTTCAACCTTGGATATTGCCCAACCAGCCAGCATAGACTGATTCATCTTGCCTGTAGGAAGAAGGTATCTGCCCTCAACGATATCAAGAATGGCTTCCTGAACACCCTTAGCAATTTCATACGTCTTCCCAAAGTTTAAGCAGGGATATCTTTGAGAAAACCAAGCTTCAAAGTCTAAATCAAATCTATCCAATTGTGGTTTACATACGGCTTGGTAGATGTGGCATATAGCTTCAGCAGTAGTCTTACCCCACTGGTTAGCAGGTTTAAGGACATTAACAATTTTCCAAGAGTTTCTTAACCAATATTTTTGACCATCATGAAGTTCAATCCCAAGTACGTGTTCGGCAAAGTAAACAATGTCACGAATTTCTGAGAAGTTAGTTAGCCAGGGATTTTGGGTATTCATCTTCTCCTGTCTCATCTACGGTGGTAGCCTCAAGTATCTCTCTTTTGCCGTAAAGATGCTCCCCACAAGAAGGACAAGTCTGAGGAGGAAGTTTACCAGCAAACATTCTGGCTACAAGCTCCGACATTCTTTGGTCTTTTAACTGTGTCTCCTCTTGTTTTAATTCCAAGAATTTAGTCTGGTAGTAGGTAAAAAATTTGAACTGGTCAGGGTTCTTAAGCATTTGAGTAAAGACTCGTACAGCCACAAACCTAGAAGTATCAGCTAGACTAGCTTCCCCACTTTCAAGCCTTCTAAGGAAATCTTTTTCTTCTTTGCTTAGCTTTGTTTTCTTAACCCCACCACCTTCTAGCCCCCCGATTCTCTTGTCTGCTCTTGATATTTTAACCGCTTTCTCTTTAGGCGGTACGGTAGCCCCCACAATCTTTGCTATCTCACTTACCCCATCTCCCTCTTCTCTAGCTTTTAACTCTCCAGCAAGGATACGGTACAGTCCTCCCTGTGAAATCTCAGTCTCTTCGGCATACTTCTGGGATGCTTTGTAAGCACCGTTATCTTTCGCATAATCAAGAATAATATTCCTGTAAGTTTCGTCTAGTATTGACCATTTAGGAGAAAAAGCTGTCATAAGACTAGTATAGGGCATAGTGTCAAGTCCATGAAATGGACTGTGGTAATGACAAGGGTAAAGAGAAAGGGTAATGGTTGGGGCGACGTGCTTAGGTGATACATA